CGATTGTTTTGGCACTAAGCTTCTTTTCGCCTTCACCTGTCAATGCTGATGGATCTATCCATGCATTTCTTGTAGATACTGGTCCATCATGATGGATTGCACCATCCATTGTGTACTCTTGATATATCTCAGTAGATTGACCTTTACTGAATAATCCACCACTACCACCAGATACATTCTTAGTAGTAATCATAGTTTTAGGATCATTAGAATTGTATCTTATTCTATAACCCTCCAATCCTGCTTCTAGATCATAAGAAGTATATTCACTCACAGGAATATTAAGTTGAGGGAACTTACTCTCTGGTTTTCTATTGGCAATAATACCAATCATACCTAAATGCGAAAGACCAAGTAGTCCACCCAATCCGAGGGCAAACAACTTGGTTTTACTAATGTTTTTTATTTCCATAACAAAATCTCCTTGTTACATTTTAAAAGTTTCTGTTGAATCGTTGTCAGTAGTAATCTTAAGTGGTGCTTGCTCAACTTTAATAGTTTGAGTAGGACCTGTAGATTTTGCTGCTTCGATTAACTTTGCTAGATCAGCTTTACTGATGCCGCCGCCACCATTACCATTAGTAGCGTTACCATTCTTATCCATCTTCATAGTACCATCACCTTTCTTAGATGCGGTCTGAATTCCAAAGCTCGCTAAAACTCCAGTAAAAACTGAAGCTATAAAAGTTGGGTCAATTTTCTGTTGTGGTACACCTGGAATGGCAACATAATTTAATGTCAATATTCCACCCGACCAGGCAAGGACAGTAATTCTGACGAATGTACTGATGATTGCTGCCTGTTCATCGGCATCAGGTAGTATAGCATCTTTTGCTTTCTGAAGCAACCCCTTCTTTTCTGGTTTGAGTTCTTCTTCCAGAATCTCTTCTTTTACTTCTTCTGCCATTCCATTATAGCAACATCCTACTATATAGCAAGTTTATTTTTTTCTTACTGGAACCTCAAGCGTCCAAGATGATGATTCTAATTTAACTAAATCAAAGTTTTTCTTAAACTCCTTCTCTCTTTCTTTCCGTTCCTTCTCCATTGTTAGCTCAATGGTTTCAATAGTTGTACTTGGATTCTTCTCTTTTATACCCAAGTAATCTAAGACAGCATCATCAACCATACTGTAAAGAGTATCCCAAGTTAAAGTATCTCTTAATCCAGTTGCAATACGATCAATATCGCCACCATCTAAGTACTCGCCATTGTTTATCTTATCTGAGTAATCATCATACTGAGAAATAAGTTTCGCTCTGATCTCTACCAACTCATTAAGGTTGATAGTAATCTTCACATCATCATAAATTGCCATAGTTAACCACCTTCAATTTCACATCCTATACGACTACCAAGAACAGCACCTAGCGGAATTGCCCACCAGCGTCCGTCTCCCCTTGAGATAGCAGCACCTAAACCACCACCTACTAATCCACCAGCAATCTTACCATCAGTACAATCATTATTATCAAATTGTATTGTGGTCTTGCGTTTGTATCCACCATTCCTTACAGAATCTGCATCATAACTACAAGGAACCTCAGAAGTTTCGTGGAATGATTGTACATAACCAGGACTGTCAGCAGTGCCTGGTATATACTCTTCTCTATATTCTGTAGTAAAACAATTACGGGATTTTGAATATCCTTCTTGAAATGAAGTATCAGTTATAGAAGCAGAAACAGGTGTTACTGCCAATAACGAAGCTAATAAAATTTTCATTCTAGAAAGTTGGGACTCCTAAACCACCAGATGGAACAGGTGCAGTTGCTGCATTATCAGGAGCAGCAAGATCAGGAGCACCGATAGGAAGATCTCCACCTAGTCCACCACCTAAAGACCCAGTAACTGCTTCAATAGCTTGAGACTTGATGCTATCAACAATTGAATCTCTGTTGACATATACAAATACACCACTAGCAACAACGGCAACAGATACAGCAGCAGACGCAAGAGCAAATACATTTATTATTTTTTGCATAATTTTTCTCCTAAGTAATTTTTATTTATCAAACTCACTTCCTTCTCCAAAAAACTCAAGAGAAAGAATGTCATGATCATCATTAGTAGGTTGAATCCATTCCTTAAATTCTTTGCGAATAGATTCTGCATCTTCTATATCTTCAATAGTTCCCATCCTACACAAAACATCCATACGATGAATCGCATAATCGTAACTATTCTTTAGTGTTTTTTCCAAAAGATCCATAATCTTTTTTCATATACCTTCCGAGGATGTTGCTATTATAATATGCTGGTTCCCCATTGTCAAGAGATTCTTGAAGAACATTATTTAAAAATAATTGTTTTGTTTCCTCGTAGTTTACATCTCCGAGTCTGGTATGGAGGGATAATATCTCTCGTTTGAACGCTGCGTTTCCAAGTAACTTTCGATCTGCACTAAGCTGGTCAGAGCTTCCATAGTATTTTTTCCAGTCACTCTCAGACGTAACCCGTCTCTTACCACCTCTAGGCTTACGTTTTTGTTGGAAATACTTTCTTCCGATATATTGTTTACCCGACTTGATATTAGTAATGCGGTAGACGAAACCGAAGAAATCGCCAATATCGTCAGAAGTGAAAGCTGTACCTTTGTATAGCCAGGGATTTTCATATTCTCCTTCCATTTCATAATTTTAATTTTCTTTATTTAGATAAACGATAAATATCTAAGATGGATATTCACTAGAACATGTCAGTTGTATATGTAAATAATCTTACAATTAATAGTGGTGAAGATTTTGATCAAGATTTTGACTTAGTTGAAACTGGTGGAAATACCATAAATCTAACTAACTATTTTGCCAAAGCACAAATAAGAAAGCATCCTGATAGTTCAACTGCAATTAATTTTACAGTAGGATTTCCTAATAGAGCATTTGGTAAAATAAATTTATCAATTCCAAGTTGGATCACATCAAACCTAAAACAAGGTCGTTATGTTTATGATGTGATGGTAACTAAACCTGGTGGAAAAAAAGAAATTGTTTTAGAGGGTAGTGTATTAGTAAGAGCAGGTATCTCAACTGGATGTTCATTCTCATTACCTAATAGTGCTCAAAGACTTTGTATTGCTGTCATCCCAGATTCCAATGTAGGAATTAGCACAATGTCAGATAAATGGTATAATTTTAGAGGAACATATCCAAATAGATTATTCTATCTCTTACAACCAACATCATCTGGTTTTGGTAATGTAGTAACAAATACGAATTTTGATGATTTAAGTGCTCCTGATAATTTCATATCAGAGACTACCGTAAATACTTCTCCTTACATTTAACATGGCAACAGAAATAACACAATCTTCAATAGTGGTTAATGAGAGAGGTACAATTACCTTTACAGTAACAACTGATCTATTTGCAAATGGTACATTATATTTTTCAACAAAACAAGTAAAAGGAACTGTTGCTGCTGGAGAATTTACCGATAATACCTTAACTGGTTCTGTTGGTATTACTACTGGTGTTGGTTCTATTTCTAGGACTATTGTAGGTGATAGATCTACAGAAGGAACTGAAGCATTTCAAATTGAAATTAGAAGTGACTCTAGTACTGGAACAATATTAGCAGTATCCAATACAGTAGAAATATATGATACTTCGGTAACTGCAGGTCAAACTGCTAATGGAAAAACATTTGGACCTGTTCAAGTAAACATAGATAATGGAAATACTGCAAACACTTCTGATTGGTATACTATATGTGATATAGATAGTTTACCTAATGGATCTAAAATTGCTTTATTTATTGATGGTGGAACTTCATATGTTCAAGCATCTTATGATGCATTTATTGAAAAATTAAATGCAAAAAATATAACAGTTATTACTGTTACAAACAATCAAGAAGATTGGATTCAACCATTTATAGCAGCATTGGATTAAAAAAATGCAAGAAGTTTTTACCTCAAACATAACAATATATACTGGAGCAGATTTTGCACAAACTTTTGTGCTAGAAGATACTCAAGCAAATACCTTAATGAATCTAGCAAACTATAGTGGTTGTGCTCAATTAAAAAAATATGAATCTTCATCAAAAGCAGCAGACTTTTTAGTACAATTTGCTAGTGACCCATCAACAGGAAGAGTTGCTATAGAAATGTTGAGAAGTACAACATCTAATTTAAAACCAGGTAAGTATTTCTGGGATCTATTATTAAATAAACCAACAGGAACTACAACAAGAGTTGTAGAAGGTACAGCAATAGTTAAAAAATCAGTTACTCGTTAGGATTTCTTTTTCTTTTTAGAAGGAGCAATAGCACCTTTACCATATGTGGCTATAATGTTTGCCTTTGCAACTTCAAGTGGGGATTTACCCTTCCCATGCTTCTTCTCAGTTTCTTTTTGAAGAACGGTTTTTCCTTTTGATTTCTTAGAATCGGATCTACCACTTGAACCAGCTTTTCTATCTGATCCGTCATGTCCTATACCATACTTCTCAAGGCGTTCATCCTTCATACGATCTGCTTCTTCTTCAGTAAGCATTTCAAAGTCCTTTACAATACTTTGAATAGTCGCAGCATCCATTTCCATCATAATGTATAGTGCTTCATCTATAGAATCTACTTGTCCAGATTCTTGAAGATATCCTAGAACAATATCAAAAGGATCATAAGATTCTAAATCCATTACCTGAGTAACTCTCTTACTCTTTTTCAAGTCCTTTGCTACATTAGAAGTTGGGAATTTTTTAGCAAACTCAGCTTTAGCAGCACCAGGTTTAGCACCAGGCATCATACTTTTTGCTTGCATAGACTTGAAAGCCTTTTGCTTATCCATTAGTGCATTAACACCTTTAGGTCCGTCAGCACCAAATCTATCAATATTTCTCTGCCTCATTTGAGTTCTGGCAGTTATCTTCTCTGGTTTAGGAGCAGGAGCATCTACTTTTTTAGGAGCTGGTGCTGTTACAGATTTTATAAGTTCTTTTCCTGCATCTGTTTGACTAGCTTTTATAGCATTACCAATAGAAAGACCACTTGGTTTTGGTTTTGGTTTTGGACTACCATCTCTATTAACATTAATAGATGCACCTCTATTACCAGGTGTTACTGGTTTTCCATCAGAACCAACATCATTTTCACTTTTCTGTTGCTGTTGCTGTTGTCGCAATTTTAATGTCTGAGGATTTGGTTGAGTTCTAGATCTATCAGGACCACCTTTTCTAATACTAGGTGTAGGTTTTTCTTTCTCAGGATTTGGTTGAGTTGTAGATCTATTAGGACCACCTTTAGTAATTACTTCATCCCTTTGAGTCTTTGGTGCTGGTGGAGTATTATTAGTATTTTTCTTAGGTGTAATAACTCCAGGATCCTTTAATTTAATTTCATCCTTTTGAGTCTTTGGTGCTGGTGGGGTATCGTACATCGGTATTTTAGAAGACGATGAACTAGAAGAAGATGATCCTGATCCTAATCCTGATTTTTCATTAGATTTTCTATCAGCAGCATTTAATGATTTATTATTAGCATCCCTCAGAGTCTTTCTAGCGTTTGCTAACGCATCATCAAATCCATCATCACCTTGCTTTAATTCTTTACCATCCTTTGTTACAATAGTGGTATTCTTAAAAGGATTTTTTATTCTTTCCTCATTTTTTTTAAACTCATCCCTTCTAGAGTTCTCATTTATATTCTGATACAGAGCATATATATCCTTAATCTCCTTAGACTCTATAGACATGACCTAAAATAATATTCTTACAATTATTATTTATTCGTATTAACTTTCTATTGCAATCCCACCACTCCATCTTCTATAAGATGGATTTGTTCCACCAACAGGTGGAACACTAGGAGAATTTTTTATTCCAGTTTTAACCTTTTTCTTGGTAGGTGGTTTAAATATTTTATCATATGCTGTAGAAGTAAGCTTTGATGCAGTTGAACCACCAATAACAGCACCAGCAGTTCCAGTTACTAATGCACCAGGTCCAGTTATAGCACCAGCACCAGTTCCAAGTGTTCCACCAGCAGCAGCTCCACCAATATATGCAGCAGTAGTAACAGCAGATTTCACAGCAGAACTAAGCTTACTTCTACCTTGTGCTCTTGCAGCCTTATAATTACCAATTGCATTAAAAGTTCCAGTTACTATAGGAGCTGCTTTACTTACACCTGTAGCAGTTCTCATAGCACCCTTTCTTAGTGCTTTTGATTTAACAGCATTTTTAAGAAAATCTTTTAATGATTTAAGTGGTTTTGATGATGAAGGTGTTTGTGTACTAGTATTTTTAGTTAATTGATTTCTATTAGCTTTTGTATCTGGTATATAACCTTTTCCATCTAGAGTTTTTATAGTAGGATTCTTAGCGTCTATATCTGCTTTTATCTTTAGAATATTTGCCTTTTTATCAGCAACTTTCATTCCTTTATACTTAGGATCTTTTTGTGCTATTCTTCCACCAGCATCTAATCTTAATTTGTCTGCCTTAAATTGTAGATCAAATTCTCTACCTACATTACCAAATTTCTTATTAGTATTAAAGAATTTATCTTTACCCTTTTTAACTATATCATCAAAAGCCTTTTTTTGTGATTTAGTTTTATTGGGCATAGGCAATTTGCCACCAGACTTACCTTTAACTGTGGGGTTTGTTACATCAGAATATTGTTTAAGGGTTTTATAGAGACTAGAATCAACACCCTTCTTTGTATCTAATTTTTGATTTTTTGCAACACGATCAACAAGTTTATCTAATCTCTTCCTACCACTATCAGTACCTGCATATCTTTCGCCCTTGTCTATAAGTTTTTTCTTATTAGCAATATCTGCAGCACTTTTAGGTTCTATTTCATTACCTTTTTTTAATAATCTTTTTGACTGACTAGCTATTCTACCTTTTAATCTTTGTTTTACAGCCTCTTTAGATGGTCTACCATCATCACCTATTTGAAACTCTTGTCTCTTATCAAAGAAACTAGGACTAGTTTTTAACTCTCCTTTTTTTGTATATTGAGTATCAAACTTACGTTGAGTTTTTGAAAAGGGTTCATCATCGTATGATGCACCTTTAAATCTTTTTTTTAATTCTGATGGTGTAGTATTTCCCTTCTTTGCCTGTTGTCGTATATACTTATCTCTTAGTTTTTTATTTGTTTTTTCTATCTGATCTCCACCAACAATCCTTTCACCACTACTAGCAGTGGTATTTTCAGGTTTAGTCTCTGGTGCTTCTATTAAATTATTAAACTGTCTAAAAGTTTTCATCTGTTCCCAGACACTATATCTTAGTATTTATTCATCTATTTTTTTATAATTATCAGGATGCCAAATAGGAGTTGGAGTGAGAGGTTCTATACGATCCATCTCCATCCAAATCCTTCTGAACTCTTCATCAGAGTTTGAATCCTGCGAAGGTGTCTTTCTTAACATCTTGCTTGATACCTCCTACAATATAAGATTCAACTTCAGTTTCTTGTGGTGCTACTTGCAATCCCTTAGAACTAATCCAATGCTCTGTCCAAGGTAATGGATTATTCTTTTGAGGAATATCATATAACGGTTTAAGATGAATAGATCTTAATCTACGATTTGCAACCCATTCAACATATTGATGAAGTAGTTTATCATTCAAACCAATCATAGATCCATTCTTAAAGAGATATTCTGCCCATCTCTTT